TACACACCTGCTCTAAACAGCAACTCACTTACAGTAGATGATACTGGTAATACTTTCGCTGGTGTACTTAACGGTCGCTACAAAGTATATATCGATCCATATGCTGGTTCTAACTACCTCGTAGTAGGCTATAAAGGTTCTTCATCTTTCGATGCAGGTATCTTCTATTGCCCATACGTGCCATTACAAATGGTTCGTGCGGTTGGTGAGAACAGCTTCCAGCCAAAAATCGGATTTAAAACCCGTTATGGCATGGTATCGAATCCATATGCACAAGGTCTTACACAAGGTTCTGGCGCACTTACTGCCAATACTAACGTATACTACCGCAGAGTGGGTATCGCAAACTTATTCTAAGTTTGAACGATATATAATAAGAAGGATAGGTCAACTATCCCAATTGTTAGAATAGAATTTAGGGGTCCTTCGGGGCCCCTTTTTTTATCCGAGGTAATCTGTGAGTTTGTTGACTTTGTTGCAAAAGTCGTGATAAGCACTAGTCACTTTATATTGGTTATAAAAGAAGTACTTATGAATTCGTTCCCATAATGATTTTTCAATCATTGGGTAACCAAACGAGAATACGATACATTCGTAATGTTTGTAATTACGCCACATTTGAATATTCCAAAACTTAGTTAGTTCTTCATCCGTATATGGCTTTTCACGTCTTTCCATTTGAGAAGCATTATCAAATTTATGATCGTCATAGACTATGTGTAAAGTTATGCCACCTTCTGCCCACCACGGTACGTTCTGGCAGGGTCGTTCTACTGAATTAATAGTATTATCATACCAATGAATATCGCAGTTAAGGGCTTTCATTTCATGTATGAACTGGCCTTTTTGTGCTGGATTATTAAATACTACACCAATATATCGATGTTTTGAATCCGCATGACCTTGACAAGATGTAAACGTTAGATAACCTCTTTCTTGTAAGGCTAACACTGCATCTCTAACTCCTGGTTCTAAGTTCTTTTCTATAATATCAGAATACTGACTTACAAAAGTAGATACGTATTTACCAAAATCATCTTTAAACACATACGTGCGCCCATTGTCAAAATGCTCATTGCCCTTAACGAACATAGCATATTTGTGACAATCTTCAGGAGTGTTTAAAGTTGGAATCGTTTCTTCTTGAACATATTGCTGTTCGTATTGAATACGATATTCATACTGGCTTTTCATCATGATCTCCATAACTAAACAAAAAAGGGAGAGCTATTGCCCTCCCCTTTATTTATCATAGACAAAGATATTAGTCTTTGCCGAGCTGCAACGGTTCCATAACTGCTTCAGCAAACTGCATAAACTCTTCGCTTTTTGCAGCCTCTTGAGCTAAGTTAGATGCATGATAGATACGTGCAAGCTTATTAAAGTCTTTCTTTGGTACCAAACAATCTTCGAGAATTTTCTCAGCAATTGCTTTCATATGGTCTTTTTCTGCTTCAATTCTTACCATAGAGTTAGACATTTCCTTCAGAGCATTCTGAATTTGCTGCCTATTCTTTTCGGTAATTATTGTTGGTAGTGTTTCATCACTCATTTTTTACTCCTCATTTTATAGTTTCCCATCTTCTCTAAGCTGGGCCCTGATTTTTGTTGCCGAGATTTCATGAATATCTTTGCCCAAGTCGTGTTCGGTAAAAGTATAACCAACACCTCGACCATAGCTAATATCCACAATATTAGGAACGCAAATAATAATATATTGCTTACCATTATAATAACCTTCGTTAGCCAAATTGGTTTCAATCGCTTCAACAACTGAGATTTCACCAAAAGGATTATCTGTTTGTTTTGCTGTACGTCCTGCACCAGCGTCGCCGTCAATATTATATACGTCTCTAACCATTATAGCGACCTGACCAGTCACTTCTAAGGCCCTTTTAAAAAGAGCCGTATGTCCAGTATGCCAAGGTTGCCAACGCCCTAACATTTGAGCTGTGGGCTTCTGGTAATCAAACATGTCTTCCATACTCATTACTTTCCTTTCAATCCAATTCTAATATACTTATACCACAGCCTTTCGTGACCATAGTACAAAACAAACTTTATCACTATATCCGCTGCAAAAACCATACCTACTGCCTTTGGCGGTAAGCCAAAATAGAAGGCAATTAATGCTGTGGTTATACTAGCTATTATACGCCAAGTTACGGCTTTTGTCAAATGCCTAATTTTACCTACTGATTCATCCATTAAGGTTCCTTTGCATCCATACTGAGATAACTTTCATCAATGTCTGGTGTGTATCATCAAACCATTCTGAAACTTTATAATCCACGTTCTGTGGTTCTACGAACATCTTATTAGTATCTTCAAAACGACCTTCATCGATAGTATCCATCCAAATAGTAAAGTCTGCATCAAATGCAGCCCTTGCTTCTTCAGTAGGACATACAAAATCTGTTACAGCAATAGCACCAGCTTTTACAACTCCGTCGCTTAAATGTCGCATACGATTTGCTTGTCTCATACGACCTTCAGGACTGAAATCCCAGTCATCGTATTCAGTACGAACTTCGTCAGCGTTAATGTGGATGCCACCAAAAAGCTCTGCCAAAGGTTTTGCCAGAGTAGTTTTGCCACTTCCTGGCAATCCAAAAATCAGTATCTTCATTACTTCTCCTTTTTAGGCTTTGGATCTGCAGGCTTGCGCTTATGCATATAAGTGATATTTTCTGGCGCGGTTTTTGCGAACGGTTTAAGAATAGTAATCTTGTTACCCTTAGCAATCCATGCGTCTATTTCAGACTGAGGCGTGTTTTCATCTCGAGCCATGTGTTTCTCCTTTAAATAAAAAAGGGTAGCCGTTGTGGCTACCCCTGTGTGACTTAAGCAGCGTCTGCCATTTCCAAAGCGAAGTCTAGTGCATCAACTTTTTTCTTAGCATTACTACCGAACCATGCTGCAGTCATACGAGCATCTGCAGTACGGCCAACTTTGTGGTCAGTCATATAAGTTACTGCGTTATATGCATTCCACCACGATCCAGGACGGAAGTGATCACCAGGTTGGTTCTCAACGAATTCCATCGCTTGCTCTGCAGTCCGTGATAAGACTTTATCTTCACGAGAAGACTCACCAAAGATTTTACCAAAGAAGCGTTCAAGATCAGCACGTTGGTACTGCTTAGAACCCAAGAACTCAGCTGCTTCTTTGAATTTCTCAACTTTGTTGTGAGACAGACCAAGAATTTCTTTAACTTTACTAGCATCAAAGACTGAGCGGTGGTTCATTCGAACAGATGGTTGGTTCTTTTCGTTAAGAGCCACTGCCAAAGTATTGTTACAAACAACTCGTTCCATTACGAACTTGATGTCGATAGCTTTACCGTATTGGTGTGGATTAGAAAAGAGCATGTAACCTTTAACTTCGTCACCGTTGAATAGAGAGAAGCCATCTTTTACGTCAGCTAACGCCCAAACAATCTGGCCATCTTTCAACGAACCAGCAGTGTCCATTTGCATATCACCTGCTTTTACGAAATCTGTAAAGAAATCAAAAGCTTCTGAGTTTTGCACTGGATTCCAGTTTTTACCTACATGTGTCAACACTTTGCTGTCGGTAGAACGTACCAAAGCTTGTTGTCCTGTGGGATACATGTCGCCTTTGTGACGAAACAATGTATCGATTTTTTCTACTTCCCAGTCGAGTCCTGCAGCAATTTGCATTTCACGAGGAGTCATATCGTCTGATACCGGAGTACCTAGACCGTGCCAAGGTAGACCCTTGCTTGCGCGATAAGCCATTTGAGCTTCGCCGTTAATCATTTCAAGTTCATGTGCCATAATATAGTTTCCTTAGTTTTTTCAGTTTGTATAGTAATTATACATCATCTTAGAACAAATGTCAACCCTTTTTTTCATTTAATTTTAAATTAATTTAAAGGCTGACGGAGAAGGCTCTTGAGCATCAAGGATGTCCATTAGATCTACTTTCAATTGAGCAATAAGCACTTTAGTTTCCTGCGGTATTGCGTTTGGTCTAATGCTTTCAATTGTAGCAAAAGCATTTTGTGCAGCTGATAGAGCTTGCATTTTTTCATTAATTTTCACGATTTGCATTATATAGTTTCCTTATGCTGCTTTTAGTCCATTTTCTAGAAAGTCGAAGCCTTCGTTTTTGTAAGCTCCGTAAACTTCTTTAAAGAGCCAATCAGTTCCATCCCACAAATAGATGTACTCTGCTCCACAATCGTCTTCAGCGCATTCTGCATAATCTAATGCATTGCTGTATAACTCAGGAACATCGGTATTAGCTGCAAAGCCTTTAGACTCGTCGTAATCAGCACCAAGAGAAGAAAGGTATCCGCCTCTCGCAACTTGAATAGCTTTTTCGCCGTTGTTGTAAGATTCGATTAGAGTCTTACCAACACCATCAAGGTATCCGTCATAGTGACAGTAGCTTGCAGTAATAGTTCCACTTTCGTTAACGATTCCGATCATTGCTCGAGTACCCATAATATTTCTTCCTGTTTGATTAATTTATATGTATATTATACATCATCTGGAAACAAATGTCAACAGTTAATTTCAATTAATTACAAGTTTTTTATATCGATAAGTTATAAGAATCGAAGTTCTTATAACCTAATGATCTACCTGAGATGCCATTGGAAGTGCATCGATCATATCCCAAGCGTATTCTCCGTAGCCAGATTTCACAATATTTACGACATCGGCAAAAGGGCCTTCAGTGTCGTCTTGTATTGTTGCTATAAAAGCATTTGGACATCTTCTTTTAAGATACACACGGTAATATTGTTCAGCATCTTCCTTATCAAAAAAGCCAACAGCCTTAGTAATATCTAGCATGTTATTGGTTGAAAAGAGAGCAACTAGTCTGCCATCTCGTGGATCTCTATCCATAAATGTCATATCCTCGTTCTTTGCAGTTCCGAGAAATATGCCGTCATTAGGATCGATGATAATGAATTTTTCTGTTTTATTACTGCTCATAATGCTTTAAAAGCTCCAGCTCGCCATTCTTATCCAATTTAACTTTAATATATTCATCTTTAATTAGACGATCAATAGTGGTTTCTACAATAAGATGAGTGTTGCTTTCAGTAATTTTTTTAGACATTCTTGATCCAACAAATGTAAAAATAACTGCGGTTACAAGTAGCCATAATTCCATACTCATGCTGCTAGTTCTCCTTGATAGCCTTCCCACCACGATGGCGCAGGACGACCTTTTTCCCACTTAGCGAAATGCTTAGAGCGGTGATAATAATTGCGATATGCTTGCACAGGATTGCCTTCTACCATACACTCTGGATAAGCTTTCATAGCTTGTGGAAACTCAGTTATAGTTTCATTAGGTATATTTGAAGGAAGGCTTCTGAGGACGTCTGAGAGCTTTTGATAAGTTAGATGTTGTTTACCAAAGCGAGTTTCGAACTCAGCACAGAGGGCTAGAAAGTGCTCGTAGTGCCATATATAATTAGCACTAGTAGCCATAGTCCATACTGTACAAGGGTGGTAGTGATGCACTGCGTTGTACAGAACACCATCTAGATTGTTGTTTGAATGCGGATATGCTTTAACCATGCGCTTGCCAGATTTTGAAGGACGCTTTTCCATATAGCCG